CTGATGATGAACGTAAGTGTTGGATTGCTGACGAAGATGGTAGAGGGTGGTACTGTTATTTTGACCAATTAATTAAGGAGAACTAAAATGATTAAACATAAAATAGCAAACGGACATGTAAAAAAATATCAAGATAATTTAATAAGTAAAATTCATTTTGATAAACCTCTCACAGAAAAAGAAAATGCATTATTAGAAAATGCAACCTATGAGATTTTACATAATACTATACCTACACAAGGAGAATGGTAATGTTACACAATCAGCATGTAATAGATAGTTTAAATGTACTATGTGATGAACGAATAAAAGAATTAGATTCAGATAGCCCTCATGGAGATTATATTTATTATAGTTTCCAAGATTTAATTAATAGAGAAAAATGGGAGGTAACATCATGAGTAAGAAAGGGTGGACAGTTTGGGTAGGAGGAACAGAAGTAACTGATTCTTTAGTTAGTAGAGAAGTAGCCGAACAAACAAGATATGAATGGTTAGAAAAAGGCTTTACCGATTGCATAATTGAGGAGGTAACATTATGAACATGAGCACATTCAGTTTTACAATAGCAATCTTAATGTCTATCATGAGCCTAGTTTTTGGGCTTGTGGGAGTTAGTATGGGAGACCCAGTAGCCCAAGCCCTTAGTGAGTTACTACTTATAGCCGTGGGACTGTTTACAGTTACAGGCTTCATAATGCTTTTTAGAGGAGAATAGTTATGAGTTACGAAGAAGGATATGGAAAGTATCAGGGTTTTTTTGATAGAATGGAAGCTAGAGGGGTAGAGGATTGGGACGACTTAAATCTAAACCACTTGCAACGAGAAGTTATGGAGTTTTTAACTGAGCATAATAATATTGAAATTGACATGAAAGACTATGGAGTAGCCTCGGATAGAATCTATAAAAATACTAGTAAGTTTGACAAAATTATGTCAGACTATGGCTTAACTAATGATGAGATGACTGAGACAATTCAAGAGTCTCATGATTACATGATAAATTTTGGGAGAAAAAAATGAGTAGATATTTATTAGATGAAGATTTATTAGAAGATATGTTTGAAGATAGCTTGACAGAAGCATTAAACTATGGTATGGTTACGGCAGAGGCTTTAAGATATGCCGAAGATACTGAGTTAGATAACTTTTTAGGGAGAGACTAATGGACACATATGATGCAATAGGTTGGGCTGAAGATGAAGAGGGTAACGAGTACGAGGTAGATGTAGAGGTTGAGTACGAAGCAGACCCTCAAGAAGACAGCTATGCTATCTATATCTTGAATGCGACCTATACCAATCATTTGGGAGAAGTACTACCCTATGACTATAGTGAGTACTCTGAGGATAGATGGGAGAATGGTATTGTTGCCCAACTTAACTCAGAGCCTTTATACGATGAATATGGAGGAAGTTTATAATGAGTATGATTGAGAATGAAGAAATAAAAATGGACATTTACTCAGAGATTCATGATGAATTATGGAACGATGAGTTTTGTACTCTTGAAGGGGAGGCTTTTGAAAAAGAAGTCTTTAGATTAACTGAGATTAAGTTTCTTAGTCTGTCAGAAAATAATTAAAATAACACTGGACATCTGCCACATTTTGTGGTAGACTGTTTTTGTTAAATGAGGAGAGTGAAGATGAAAACATTTAAGATTTATAGTAGTGAGACAGTTCTCTATGAGACTATCGTAGAGGCAGAAAGTGAAGATGATGTTGATTATAAGTTGGACTTTAATGAATTAACTAATGAGGTTGATAGAATAGGATTTCAAACTGATGACATAAAGGAGATAACAGATGAGTAAATTTGAAGTAGAGACATACACAATCGTTGATGGTTGGAAAAATATTTGGTATGATGATGTAGGTATACCTGAGTCTTTTAATTCGTTTGAGGAGGCTGTAACATATCTTGATGAGCATCTTGATGAATGTGCTGAAGATGAATTAGAAGTAAACAGAGACGACTATCGAGTAACTAAACTAGACTTAATGGAGAATCTATAATGAAAACTTTTAAAGTAACTTATTTAGAGCAAGTAGTAAGAGAAGTTGAAGTTAAAGCTGAGACTATGCAAAAAGTTTATGAAAGATTTGAAGAGGGTAACTTTCCTTTTACTGAAGGGAAAGATACAGCAGGGGATATGCGAGTTACTAACTGCCAAGAAGTAGAGAAAAAATCTTATAACTTTAGTGAAGGAGACCCATTATGAAATGTCAAGCTTGTGATAAACGGCTAGGAGATTTTGAAGCAACACGAAAAGATTTAACAACAGGAGACTATTTAGACCTGTGTAATGGTTGTTATAGTGTTAGCAAGAATGATGTGTTGGAGAGAGAAGACCTTCGCCATGCCGACTCTGAGGTAGAGTCTTATAATGACGAAGATTCCTTTTAGAGGGTAGGTTACTTGTTCATTACGTACATTGTAACTTCAAACCCAAATCGCATTTCAGTAGCTTGAGGTGTTGTCCACATAAGATATTCCTTTCATAAAGTTGTATACTTTTTTCAGTATATAGTATATTATACCACAAAGAGACAATTTTAGATAGAGAACTAACATTAATAGGAGGTAACGATTACCATGAGTAAATTTTTAGGACATATACCATGCCCAAAGTGTGGCTCAAAAGATAATTTAGGAGAGTATGACGACCATCTTTGGTGTTTTGGTTGCAAGTATCATATCAAGAAAACTGATACTGCTTCTCTTAGGGCTAGGGTAAATAGGAATGATTCTCATTCTCAATTAGAACAGGAGTCTGTCAGAATGCTAGAAAATATCAGCGAACTACCACGAAAAGCCATGAAATGGTTGCTATCTTATGGCATCTCCCAAGAAGAGATAGATAAGTATGGCATACAATGGAATGTAAAAGACGAGATGTTGGTGCTTTTACAGACAGCAATATATTGGCAAGCTAGAACTTTTGATAGTAAGAGACCTAAGTATATGTCTTTAGGAAGAAAACCCTTGACTATCTATGGAACTGGTGATACTATAGTAATAGTAGAAGATATTATTTCTGCTATGAAGATTGCAAGGTTAAGAGATGAGTACTGTGCTTGTCCTGTTTTAGGTAGTAGTCTTTCCTATGATATGGAGAACCAGTTAGTAGAGAAGTTTAGTAACTCAGCAGTATGGTTAGATAGAGATAAGGCGAAAAATGCCCTACGAATATCTAGAAAGCTAAAGCAACGAGGATTATCTTCTAGAGTAATTGTTACAGAAGATGACCCCAAAGAATATTCTAAAGAAGAGATTAGAAAGTTCTTACAGAAAAAGAATGATAAGTAAAATTAATCAAAAATCTATTGACATACGAATTTATTTATGATAAAATATTCGTTATGATTTAGAGTTATTTAAGTTAGTTTTATTTTTATAATTTTATCTAATGATTTTTAAGGAGAATACTATTGATTGAAACACAGATAATTAAGACATTCTGCCTTAGTAGAGAGTCTTATGAAAGATATTATAAGTATGTTAAGTTAGATTATATAAAGATTAATTACTCTAATATATATAAAATATTTAACACTATACATTCTTACTATAACAAGTATGATGACAAAGAACTTATTACTAAGGAAGAACTAGATTTAAGTTATAACAGTAACTATCTCTTAAAAGAACAAGAGAGAAAGGAAGTGTCTACTCTTATAGATACTGTCTTTAAAACAGAGATAACTAACTCTGATGCAGTTATAGAACTCTTAGATGAGCATAGAAAGAGGTCTCTTGCAGGAGACATAGCTAGAATTTCTCTAGATGTTGAGGAAGGTACGGCTTCTTTAGATGACTTACATAAGATATATGCAGAGTTTGACCAAGCTTCTATTGAGATTGATGAGTCAGCAGTTGTTGATATGTCATTAGCAGACTTATATCAATCACAAGTAGCTACTCAAGGGCTTCGATGGAGACTTAAATGGTTGAATCAATCATTAGGTTCTCTAAGGAAAGGAGACTTTGGATTTATCTTTGCTAGACCTGAGACAGGTAAGACTACCTTCTTAGCTAGTGAGGTAACTCAAATGATTCAACAAACTGAGGGTAATATTGTTTGGTTTAATAACGAAGAGCAAGGTAACAAAGTTGCTATCAGATGTTATCAAGCAATGCTAGGACTAAAAACAGATGAACTATTTACTAATGTAGAGGAAAATCAAGCTAAGTTTGAGGCACTTGGTGGTAAGAGAATTAAGATATATGACTATGAGGATTCATCTAGAGCAAATCGTATAGATGCAATACTAAAAGAAGATAAACCTGCTCTAATCATTATTGACCAGATAGATAAGGTTAAAGGATTTAAAGCTGATAGGAATGACTTAGAACTAAAAGCTATATATCAGTGGGCAAGAGAGATAGCTAAGAAGTATGCTCCAGTGATTGCTGTAAGTCAGGCAGGAGGTACAGGAGAGGGTAAGCTATTCCTTACTATGGACGATGTAGATGGCTCTAAGACAGGTAAGCAAGGAGAAGCAGATTGGATTCTAGGTATTGGTAAAGAAACAGATAATACTTCTAGGATTAGGTACTTTAATATCTGTAAAAATAAACTGTTAGGTGATGCTGATACATTACCTGACCTAAGACATGGGAATTCTCAAGTCTTAATTCGACCAGAGGTAGCTCGTTATGAAGACATCTAAAAAAAGGACTTGCCATGTATGTGGTAAAGATGCTATAATATGGGATAAGGCTAAATGGTGGTGTAGTATGCTACCAAATCCTGGGAAGTATAACTTAACTGGTGCTTGTAAGAAGGAGAAAAAGTAATGGTAATTACTGAGCAAGAATGGTTACATGGAAAAATAAAGGAGAGAGAAAATATGAGGTGTCCTAGATGTAATGCTAAAATGAATTGGAGTGGCGACCATGACACAGATGAGGAAGCTAATAGCTCTATCGTTATGAGCCATTTTGTTTGTCCTGATTGTGAGACAGAGCTTTATGTAAACTGGTCTGAAAAGGAGTCTCACTAATGAGCTACCTTGTATTAGATGTTGAAACTACTATATCTAACAAGGGTAATCCTTTTGATGAAACTAATAAGTTAGTAATGGTAGGACTCCTTGGACATGGACTATTCGATATTGAATATGGAGATGAGCCATTTGGAGATAACTTAAAAAAGATTCAAGAGATTATAGATGACCATGATGTTCTTGTAGGATTTAATATTAAGTTTGACCTACATTGGTTAGCTAGATATGGTATTAAGTTTAGTGATAAAAAGATTTGGGATTGTCAACTAACTCAGTTTATGTTGAGTGGTCAGAAAGATACTTACCCAAGCCTTAATAGAACTTGTGAGCTTTACGGATTTGAAAAGAAGTTAGACCTTGTATCAGAAAACTACTGGAAGAATGGTATCGATACTCCTGATGTACCAAGAGATACTTTAGAGGAGTACTTACAAAAAGACTTAGAACTAACAGAAAAAGTAATGCTTAAACAGAAAGAAGAGTTAGCAGACAACCCGTTGCTAACAAGATTGATTAGCTTACATAATCAAGACCTATTAGGTTTGCAAGAAATGGAATTTAATGGACTACTTTTTAACCAAACTTGGAGTGAAACTCTAGGTGCAGAATTGGAGGAGCAGATTGCTAAACTCGATAAAAGATTGTATACATTCCATTCTCTTGATACCTTTAACCCTAATAGCAATGACCATATCAGCGTTCTTCTTTATGGTGGTACTATTAGTTACAGGGTTCAAGTCGATGATGGATTCTATAAAACAGGTGAGAAAAAAGGACAACCGAAATTAAAATGGTCTGTCAGAGAAAAACAATACTCACAACTTTGCAAACCTATAGCTAAGTCTCAACTAGCAAAAGAAGGTTACTACTCTACTGATGAGAGAACATTAAAAACTCTTAAAGGAGGTAAGGTAGCTAAAGAAGTTATAAGTATTTTATTAACTAGGTCGGCACTAAATAAAAGAATGGGTACATACTATTTAGGATTACCTAAATTAATCCTTGACATGAACTGGAAACATGGTATAATATATGGACAGTTAAATCAATGTGTTGCTAGAACAGGTAGATTAAGTAGTAGTAAGCCTAACCTACAAAACTTTGATGGAGAAATTAAAGGACTGTTTACAACTAGATATGGAGAGGTGTAATGCTACTACAAGCAGATGCAAAGCAGTTAGAGTGGATTGGTGCTACCTATCTATCTCAAGATAAAGTAGCTATTGATGAGATACTACGAGAAGTTGATATGCATTCTGAGAATCAAAAAAGATTTAAGTTGCCTTCTAGATTGATTGCCAAGACTTTTGTATTCCGATTAATCTATGGAGGTTCAGCATATTCTTATGCACATGACCCTGACTTTAGAGACATTGGTAATGAGTCTTTTTGGCAAGATGTTATAGATGCTTTTTATAATAAGTATCAAAGACTATACAAGTGGCACGAAGAAATACAATTTAAAGCAAAACGAGAACAGAAGTTAATAATGCCAACAGGTCGTATCTATCACTTTGAACCTGAAGTTAAGTTTGATAGGGTTAAATATCCTCGTACAAAGATATTGAATTATCCAGTACAAGGGCTAGGTGCTGACCTAATGGCAATAGCAAGAGTGTCATTACGAAATAGACTTAAAGGAAAGAAAGGAATACAATTAGTGAATACAGTACATGATTCAATAATAGTTGACTTTGACCCTAAAGTGTGTTATACTAATGACTTAGTAAACATTGTTGATAAGTGTTTCAATGATGTTCCTGATAACTTCAAGAAATTGTTTGGAGTTGATTTTAACCTACCCATGAGAGTAGAGTGTGAAGTAGGAAATTCATGGGGAAATATGGAGACAATACATGCAAATTAATATTATAGATGTAGGAGAACAAGCAACACATACAGCCAAAAATGGTAGGTCTTACCAGTCTGTAGAAATAACTTATAAGGGAGATAATGGTCAAACTTCGTCTAAGAAGCTAATGTCTTTTGCTAACCCTGATGTATTTAAACAAGCAGGTAGTTGGAAGAAAGGTGATTCAATCAATGTTAATACTCAGAAAGATGATGCAGGGTATTGGCAATGGATTGGTATTTTAGCTGATGGAGAAGCACAGACATCTCCTTCACCAACTAATACTGCACCAAGAGTTGGAGGAGCAAGTACGACTACACGAGTAACAGGTAGTAACTATCCGACCTCTGATGAAAGAGCTAAGACACAGAACTATATTATTCGTCAGTCTTCTTTAAGTAATGCAATAGCTACCTTAAATATTAAGGGAACTAAAGACTTAACTGAGTCTCCTTCTGATGCTGTCATTACTTTAGCTCAGAAGTATGAAGCTTATGTATTAACTGGAGCTCAAGCACAAGGGGATGAAAATACTGACCTTGACTTTGGTGAGGATGTCCCTCTATAATGTTAGCTCTTATTGATATGGATTTAGTTTGTTTCCGTTGTTCTGCTAGTGCAGAGAATGATGGAGCAGGTATTGCTATATATCGTATGAATGAGCTAATGGATAGCATTTTAGAAAAAGCTAAAGCAACAGAGTATAAAGCTTATTTAACAGGAGCTAAGAACTTCAGAAAAACTATATACCCTGAATATAAAGCGAATAGGACAGCACCTAAACCTATATATTTACAGGACTGTAGAGACTATGCCATAAACCAGATGGGAGCAGAGATAGCTCCTGAAGGTTTAGAAGCAGATGACTCACTAGGTATGAATCAAACAGATGACACTATCATTTGTTCTCTTGATAAAGACTTACTAATGATTCCAGGAAAACATTTTCAATGGGCTATTAGTGGTAAGAATTGGGAGAAACCTGATACATGGATAGACCAAACTTATGAAGAAGGTATGAAGTTATTCTATGCTCAATGTATTACAGGCGACCCTTCAGATAATATAAAGGGTATTCCTGGATTAGGTAAAGCAAAAGCAAAGACAGCTCTTGCAGGACTAACAAATGAGAGAGATATGTTTGACAAAGTGAGAAAACTGTATGGCAATGATGAAGAGTTCCTCATGAATGCTAGAGTTCTATGGATAAAAAGAAGCTTAGAAGAAAACTTTGGAGATATATTTAATGCCTATATTTAAGTCAGGACTTGAAAAGAAGGCTTGGAAAATACTTAAAAAACATATTCCAAGAGTTAAATATGAACCCGATGCAATACCATATAGGCAACCTGCGAAGGAGCGTAAGTACACGCCAGACTTTAAGGTTGCCCAAGGTGTATACATAGAAGCTAAAGGTAAGCTAGACTTAGCTACTAGACAGAAAATGGTTTGGTTTAAAGACATGCATCCAAGAATTACGATAATATTCTTATTCATGAATCCTGATAATAAGATAACTAAACGAAGTAAAACTACATATGGAATGTGGGCTACTAAAGAAGGTTTTCTTTGGTTAGACTTTAGGAAAGATTGGATTAAACAATATATGGAGATGATAAAATGAGTGCAAAAATTTTAGTACTTGATATAGAGACCTCGCCAAATATAGGAATGCACTGGGGACTATGGCAACAAAACATAAGTATTAATCAATTGATTGAAAGTTCTACAATACTATGTTGGGCTGCGAAATGGGTAGGAGATAGGAAGGTTCACTTTGCTAGCATCTTAGAGTCTTCTCCTAAAGAGATGATTAAAAAGATACATAAGCTAGTAGACGAGGCAGATGCAATTATTACTTATAATGGTAAACGATTTGATATGCCAACTCTTAATAGAGAGTTTCTATTACACAAGCTACCTCCTCCTAGCCCTTATAAGGATATTGATTTACTACAGACAGCTCGTAGTAAGTTTAGATTCGTTAGTAATAAGCTTGACTATGTTGCAGGAGAATTAGGAGTCGGTCAGAAAACCTCTCACGAGGGTATGCCTCTGTGGAGTAATTGCATGGCTAAAGATAAGAAGTCATGGAAGCTAATGAAGAAGTATAATATTAATGATGTTAAGCTAACAGAAGAAGTTTACCTCAAACTACAAGGTTGGTTAGTAACACCCTTTAATCATAATACTCATTCACATGGTCATGTATGTCCATCATGTGGAGGAACACATCTTCAAAGAAGAGGCTTTAGTATAGTAGGTGCAAACTCTTATCAGCGTTATCAGTGTATTGACTGTGGTAAGTGGAGTAAGAGTAACAAGGCTTCAAAAGAACTAAAAAAAGATAGCTTTATAAAAGCAATTTAACTTGACTTTTTAATCAATATAAGGTATAATACTATTATGATAGAAGGAAAACATCCACTAGAAAGAATCTTTGAACTTGCCCTTGAACAAGCAACTAAGGGTAAGGGAGATGAGAGGCATGGTAATGGAGATGAATTTACTAAACAGCCTTGGGTAGGACTTGCCAAGGTACATGGTAGTGGTTTCTTAACTGGACAAGCACAGAAGAAAATTATGGAAGCTGTAGCAAACAGAGAAGATACTAACTACTTATGGTATGAAAGAGAAATCTTAGGTGCTATTAATTATTTAGCAATGAATCTTATATATGAAAAGGAGTTATAATGTTAGAGTTTATTTTGTTAATAGGATTAGCAGGAGAGCCATTCTCGGCTACTCCTGTCTATGCAGGGTCGTTCACTTCATGTGAAAGTGCCATTGCATATGCTAAAGAGTCTTATCCAAGTACCGATGGATGGGATAAGTATATGTGCATTAGGAAAGAGTACTATGTCAATTAGAAATTTAACCTTTCGAGAAGTTTGTGAAGAGCTCCAAAAGATAGAAGAAACTGAGTTACTGGAGCTTCTTGAAATAGATTCTATAGAATTAATAGAAAAATTTCAAGATAAGATTGAAGATAACTTTGATAAACTTTTAAGAGAAGTAGATAACCTTAATGAGGAGTATGAGATTTATGACGAAGAATAATTTACCAACAGTATATCAAGCAGTGATTGCTCAGAGCCGTTATGCAAGATTTATGCCTGACCAACAGAGAAGAGAAACTTGGGAAGAAACAGTACAGCGTTTAATAACTTACTTAGAAGAGAAAACACCAGTACTAAAAAAAGATATAGCATCAATTAAAGAAGCAGTTCTTAAACAGGATATTATGCCATCAATGAGACTTATGATGACAGCAGGAGAGGCTTGTGAAAGAGATAACATTAGTGCTTACAATTGCAGTTATTTGGCTGTTAATAATAAACGAGCTTTTTCAGAAGCTCTATATATATTAATGAATGGTACAGGTGTAGGATTCTCATGTGAACGACAAGAGATAACTCATTTACCTGAGATACCAGAAGCTCTAGATATATGTGATGATGTTATTATGGTAGAAGACAGTAAGCTAGGTTGGGCTAAAGCGTTTAAGAAACTGTTATCTAGTTTATGGGAAGGTGATATACCTACATTTGACTATAGTAAAGTTAGACCTTCAGGAGCTAGACTAAAGACTTTTGGTGGTCGGGCTAGTGGTCCAGAGCCTTTAAAAAGACTTTTTACTTTCTGTATAGAAATATTTAAGACTGCTAAAGGTCGTAAGCTTACCTCAATAGAAGTACATGATATTATGTGTATGGTAGGTGAGATAGTAGTTGTTGGTGGAGTTAGAAGGTCTGCCCTCATCTCACTATCTAATCTTACAGATAAACGAATGAGAGATGCTAAAACAGGTGCATGGTACAATGATTTTGCATGGAGAGGATTAGCAAATAATTCTGTAGCTTATACAGAAAAACCTGACATGGAAACATACATGGATGAATGGTTGTCTCTAGTTAAGTCTAAGTCTGGTGAACGAGGTATCTTTAATAGAGTTGCTGCACAAACACAAGCAGGTAAGCAAGGAAGAGACTCTACATTAAACTATGGTACTAATCCATGTAGTGAAATTATTCTTCGTGATAAACAATTCTGTAACCTTTCTGAGGTTGTTGTAAGAAATACAGATACTGAAGCTACACTAACAAAGAAAATTGTACTTGCTACAATACTAGGGACTATTCAAAGTACTTTAACAGACTTTAAGTTCTTATCACAAGAATGGAAACAAAACACATCCGAGGAAAGACTTCTTGGAGTATCATTAACAGGTATCATGGATGCTAAGATTACAAGTAAACCTGACCCTAAAATGTTAGAGAGGCTAAGAAATGTTGCTCGTAAAACTAATGAAAAGTATGCTAAAATTCTTGATGTACCTGTCTCTGCTTCTATTACTTGTGTTAAACCTAGTGGCACTGTCAGCCAACTTGTCGATTCTGCTTCAGGCATCCATGCAAGGCACAATGATTACTATATAAGAACAATTCGTATGGATAAGAAAGACCCTATCTATGACTTCTTAAAAGATAAAGGTGTACAAGTAGAGGATGAGCAATATAGACCTGAGTCTACTGCTGTGTTTAGTTTTCCTATGAGAGCTCCTAAAGGAGCAGTTACTAGGAATGATATGACAGCTATAGAACAGTTAGAGAACTGGTTAATATACCAAAGACATTTTTGTGAGCATAAACCTTCAGTAACTATATCTGTTAAGGATAATGAGTGGATGGAAGTAGGTGCTTGGGTATGGAAATACTTTGATGAGATAAGTGGTATATCATTCTTGCCTCACTCAGACCATAGTTATGTACAAGCTCCTTATCAAGATTGTACTAAACAAGAGTATGAGGCTCTTCTTAAAAAGACTCCTCAAAAGATTGATTGGGAAACTTTTATAGAAGAAGATGATAACACTATTGGTGCACAGACACTTGCTTGTTCTGCTGCAGGAGGATGCGAAATATGAATGCAGTATATTATGTAGTCTTAGTTTTAATACTACTTGGCTTTCTTTTTTCACTTGTAGGAGCTTAATTATGAATGTAACTTTTCAACCAATAATAGGATGTCAGTTAGGAGTTGAGTTTTATGAACAACTTGTTATTTTACCTAATGAAGATGAAGCTAAAGTAGGGTATGTTTTAATTGATTTATTATTTCTTAGAATACAAATAGCATACTATTTAGAGGAGTTAGAATGAAGATTTGTATAATTGGAAGTCGTAGTTTAGATAAAGCAGAGGTAATCTTTCCAATTATAGATAAGTTTATATCATCTTATACAGGACAACCTATAACTTTTTTAATAGGTAATGCAAAAGGAGTTGACCCTTTATCTAAAAAGTTTGCAGAGGCTAGAGGAATAGATATTGTAGAGTTTATTCCTTATCATTTAATAGACCCAACAGCAAAGTTTAATAGTAAATACTTTTTTGTTAGGACAAAACAAATGATAAATAATGCAGATAGAGTTTTAGCTATTTGGAATACTCAGAGTAAGGGTACTGAGTATGGTATAAAGTACTCTCAGAAAAAAGAAATACCAGTTAGTGTTGTAAAAGTACCTTAACCTCAGAGGAGACTTTTAGAAAGGATATGAGCCCTCACTCATGTCCTTTTTTTTTAGTCTAAAAATACATCTTTATCCTGTACACCTACAAAACCACAAGATTGAGCTTCTCTAATAGTATCAAAATCAAATGGACTAGGTTCTATATGATTACTTGGCATATTGCTATACT